TTACTATTTTCTCTTTTTCCTCCTCTGTCTCCCTTAGGCATTTTCTTTTCCCTCCTTTAACGCATAAAAAAAAGACGTATTGTACGTCTCTTAATATATATTATTTTATTTTCACAAAATCCTTTTCTGGATATAAATAATCTTCGTTTGATTCATCTACAATCCTAAATTCATTTTCTTCTGAATTTTCTTTTTTTACCCTGTAATATTCTCTTCCTTTTCTTACATCAATTTTATCTTCACCAATATATTTGTATTTTCCTATTACTTCCATTTTAATATATTCATCTGTTTCACATTGATATACTTTTATTTTCATAATTTATCACCTATTTTATTTTATAATCAAATTTTCCTAATTTATCATTTTGATAATAATGTATTTGTATTTTTTTATTGTTTAATATTATCGTAGCTCTCCTTTTAGTCCACTCGTTTTTCTTTCCACCATACTTATTGATTAAATAGTCTATATTATCTATTTTTCTTTTACGTGGCTTTCCTGCTATAACATAAACATTAGTAAACTCTGTTCCTTTAGGTATTGTGACTTCACCAATTACAATATCTTCTTTATTTATAAAATTACTTTTAGAGCTTCTTTTCCCACCTCTTGAATCTTTCGGCATCTTCTACTCCTTAATTATAGCATATTTTTTCTATTTATTCCATCTTTTTTCTGTAAAGTTTTCTATCCTTTCAATATTCCCTTCTATTCCTTCAACCATTTTTCCATATAAAAACACTTTTTTTGGTTTTAATTTTTTCATCATAGTATTGTATTCTTCTATAAATAAAGGCTTTATTTTTTCTCTAGTTGCCCACATAGAACTGATACACACTATTCCCTTTTTAGGTTCTCCATCTAAATACCATTCTTTACTTCTTGAGTCTGTACTAGAACGGATTGTTGGAATAACTATAACTCCTTTTTCTTGTAAATATCTTCCTATCCAATGTTTTCTATAGTGATTGTATATTTGTGTAGCTAATGGCATATCTCCATAAGGTGAGAAATCTGGACTAGTCACACACACATATCTCTTTAATTTTTCAATATATTTATCTGGATTGTTCCATATTCTTTCAAATTGATAGTCATCTATAAAAAAATGAACTGCTTTTCCCTCTGGATTGTCATCACTTAAAACATAATTAAATCCAATCCATTCTTTTATTTCTGGCAATTCATATACAGGCAATATTTCAGGTATGTCATATTTTCCAACACCTCCATATTGTGCTTTTCCTAAATTTAGTATGTTTTCTACTTGTTCCTGAGTTTTAGTTGCACTTGTATTAACAAATGCTTTATCAAATAACTTATCAATATTGATACCGAAATCAGACATATTTATGTCATTAAAAGAGCTTATTTCATCGAACAATAGTTCCTCGTCAAATCCTGTTTCCTTGTTTGTAAGGTTGTGTGTAATGTTATATGCTTTCTTCTCTTCTTCGCTTAATCCAGTAATCCTAACACATGGAACTTTTTCGGCTTTAATCTGTTTTAATGCTTCTAATCTTCCATGACCTTCTAAAATCATATTATTTTCATCTATTCCAATCGGGTCTATCATTCCAAACTTTTGTATTGAACTTATAATATGTTCTATTTGTTTTTTAGTATGTCGTTTTGTGTTATTTTCATAAGGTACTAATTTATTTATATCTATATATTCAATCTGTAGCTTTTCCATTTATATTCCTGTTTCTTTTATATTCACAACACTTTATTGTTCCATCAACGCATTTTCTGATTTCACACTCTTCAAAACTACTGTTATAATGCTCGCAGAATGGGCATATCATATCTTTGTATAACTCAATATCTTTTATTTTATTCATAAATTCCCCCATAATAAAAAACAGTCCATTTCTGAACTGCTTTTGATTACTTTTACTAAATTTATTCTATGATACTAGTATACTATATAAATACTGCACTTTACTGCACTCTTTTTTATTTCTTGTATTTATAACTCTTTAATAGTTCTCTTGTTCCATCTTTTGTTATACCATAAGAGTTGTCAATCACTTTAACATACTCTTTTGTTTCATTATTCATATTCGTTCCAACAAAGTCTCCATTTCCACTTAAAAGACTAATACCTGCTATTATTAGCACTACTACTATTACTACTATTATTGCTTGTATAATTGAAATAAAAGTTATAGCTAATACTTCCCAAAATTCTCTCATTGCTTTTTTCCTCCTTCTAATTTTTCTAGTCCGCTTCGTATGATTTTATATACTGCTCTCTCGCTGTAATTTCGTTTTCTAGCAATTTGATATGCTCTTAACCCAATTATATATCTATCACTTAAAATCGTTTTTTGAATAGGTTCTAGTGTTTCTAATGCTATTATCACTTTATTAAGTTGTTTTTGTTTTTCTACTAACATATCAATTAATTCTGTGTACTTATCCATTAGTTCTTCTAAAAAGTAATTGACTTTATATAGTGCTTTAGGCATTCCATCAAAGTTAGGTGATTTTAAACTATACGCTTGCTCTCTTAATTCCTCATATTTCAATAATTGTGACTTAATCCACTCCTGGCTAAATCTAAAATTCTTCAATTCTTCTACAACATCAAACTCCATTAGTACTCTCCTTACCAAATATTATAACCAAACAAGGGTTTTATTTCAATTTCTATTCTTGGTCGCTCTTTATCATAAAGCACTAAACTGCCATCGTGGCTTGCTACTATGTTTCTATTATCGTCTTTTATAACTCCAGCCTTTACAAGCATATCATCTAATGCACTTAATAAGTTTGTTATATCTACTTTTCTTTTTGTGGGCATATAAAATACTGCTTTTATATTTATAGGTTTATCAATACATAATTGCTTTATTTTATTATCGATTTTATATATGCACTCTTCTTCAAACTCTTTGTATTGTTTTGAGGGGAGCAGAGCTAGTCTACTTCCCATTTTCACAATTCTACTACTATTCTTTTTTGTTCTAGGTATTACATTAATAATAAAACTTATTGTATTCATTTATACCTCCACATAATAAATATTTATATTATTACCACTTTTTCCTGTTTTCTGTTTTGTATGTAATATTTGTTTATATTCATTCTTTCTTCTTGAATTATGACCTCTAATTATTCCTGGTATTTTTGTTATACTTCCAATATTCAAATCTTGACAAATTTGTTTTCCTGTTTTACTAGGATTTTTAATTAAGTAATTATATATTTTTTCACCTAAAGGCTCTTTATTTCTTGTAGTTTCTATATTCTGTTCTTTTTCTATTTTTTTATTTCTATTTTCACAATAAAATATATTATTGTTTATATTTTGTTTTACTAATATCTCTCTAGCCTTCCTATTAAATTCTGCTAACTGCACTAATGTGAATGTTGTTTTTATTTTTGTTTTTGGGTCTTCAAATAAATATAAATTATTTATTCTTTTTATAAAATTTAATTTTCTGTTACAGTATTTAGGTGTCTTCATTTGTATTTACTCCTTTTAATTTTTATTTAATAAATGTTCTATATACCTCCTACTATTATGTGTAATTCAGGTATAATTATTTCTTCTGTTGGAATATAACCAGCTTTTCCTTCTTTTGGAAATAAACATCCATAAGACACAATATCATTAAATTCTTTATTATGTTTGAAATATGGTATCTTTACAGGAATAGCACAATTACCTTGTTGCTGTTCTCCAAAAACCTTTAAAATACTTCTAATCCATTCTGCCAATTTTTCATTTTCATTTAATAAATATGCTTCACCTATTAGTTTTTTCTTTTTTTCTTCCTGTGCTAGTTTAAATTTGCAATATTCTTCATCTAAAGAAATAAAATTAATCTTTAAGTTATTATATAAATATTGTAAATCTTCTTTTTCTTTTAATAATATCTTATATTTCTTTTCGCTTACAAACCACATAAGTTTCTCCTTTTAAAATTATTTTTTTATTATTCCTGTATGATGTAAAATAATTTTTCTATTTTTTGCAAATCTTTTTGCATTTTCAATTCTGCGTTCCAATATTTCTAGGTACTTTTCCATTATTTCACTTTGTTCATACATAAGTGTAAAATCTGTAGCTCTTAATTTTGTATTTCCTATTAAAAATAAGCCTAAATTAGTATGCCTTTCTTTTAATTGTTTATATTCTTCAATTAATCTTTTTATATAACCACTATTGTTTCCATCTTTATTCATATAAATATTTCCTCCTTGCAATTTAATTCCTGCTTTTTACTTGATTGACTATGTATAAAAAGCCTTTAAAACCTTTAAAACCCTTGAAAATAAAGTAATTCTTTATTTGATTGGAAAGTCCAAATATAAATCAGTATTTTCCCATTTTATTCATCCTATATCTCCTAAATATCTAATTAAAACAATATACAACTATAGCTTTATAATGTTCTATATTTTCTTCTATATACGTTTTTACTTTTCTTTTAAAATCTTCATCTGATAAATCTTTGTATTCATCTTCATCACACATTTCATTTTCAAATATTTCTTGAACTTCATCAATATCATCATAAAACAATTTTTCATACTTATTTTCAATACAATATATTTCTGAGATATAACATCTAAAATCTTTATATACAGAATATCCATATTCCACACACATTTCGGAGCTATCTACCATAAAAACCAATGGTAAATTGACATTATCTTGAATTAATTTATTTAAATCTTCTTTAGAATTCATTTATTTTTTCTCCTCTTTTAATCGTTTTATATATTCTTCTATTATTGTTTCTTTATTCATCTAAATAGTTTCTACCAATTATTTTTATAAATTTTCATCTGTCTTTTTACTTATTTTTATATTTAATTTTCCTCCAACTATTGTAGCTATTGTATTTATAATCAAGTAAATAATTATACTTTGTAAAAAAGTAAAGTTATAATTAATTTTAAATGCTCCTATAAATAGCAATCCTGTTGCCCAAATAATTAATCCATACATTAATGTTCTCAAGATAAATTCAATTATCAATATTATAAATTCACTCATCTAAATAATTCCTTCCTATCAATTTTATAAACTCTTCTCTTGTATGTGTTTTTTCATATTCTTTTTGATACAATCTTTTTAGTATTAAGTCATTATCTCTATTAAAATGTACT